TGTTCCTGTTCGCTGACGACTTCATAAAGACTGCTTATCTAGCTGACTCGCAACAAGAACTGTGGGGTAGTTGGATTTCAGATGTTGGGCAATTGCAGGCTTCCGTAGAAAACAATATGTGGAATCCCAAACCCAACTTTACATGTCGTGGCTGGTGTCCAGTCACATCTTGCGATCATAACGAAGGAGAGAGAAATGGCTAAAAAATTGAGCAGAGCAGAGAAGATTCGTCGCTACCTTAGAGCAAACCCTGACATGCCACTAAAAGATGTTGCGGCCCGCTTTGACACAACATATCAGGTTGTGTACATGGTTAGGCAGGAGATGCGCAAGCGCGAGAAATTTTGGGCAGAAAATGGACTACCACCAGCGATGACTCCTATGCCGGAAGATAGAGATGGGTTTGTTTACCGTTGGATAGATACCAACCAACTGGACGAAAGTGCCAAGGATGCGTTGGCTTCTCAGCTAATCACTATGGAAGAACCTGTGTCTGATCCAGTGAATCATCCTGCTCATTACAAGACGGGCGGTATTGAGACGATTGACTTTATCGAGGCCAAGCAGTTTAACTACAACATGGGTAACGCTGTGAAGTACATCAGCCGAGCCGAACACAAAGGCAACAAGCAGCAAGACTTGGAGAAAGCTGTTTGGTATCTCAACCGCGAACTAAGCAGGCTTTGATATGTTAGAGATGATTGCAGGAGTTCTTGTAACAACGGCGCTGCTGGCACTGGGCGCTATTTTGTTTGTGTTTGTGTGCGCCATGATTGGTTGGGCAGTGTTCACTATGCAGAACGGAGGCGATGATGACTGAAGAAGACGAAGCGTTCAACGAGATTGAACGACAAGCCAAGCAACGCAAGGAAGCGGTGAGGGCAACTACACAAACTTGGAGGGAGTCTGCGTCAGACTACGAGCGTGGGTTCATTGATGGAATGCAAAAACAAACTCAATCCGATGTGACAAGAATCATGGAAGGCGGCACACGCAATGCAACCATCGAAGAAGTGGCACAGCATGTTGAGAAGCTCAAAGGCTTTGGTCAAGACACTGTGAGTAGCTTGGCGACATACATCAGGGAGATGAAGAAATGAACTTCAGAGAAACCACAGTCAAGTACATCAAGGATGTCATCAGGGCAAAGACTATCCATGAAATCATTGCCACTGAATTGCATGAGGCGCACCTACGCAAGCTGGAAGCCGAGACTGCCGCTGAGTATGCCCATGCCAACATCCAATACAACGAAGAGCGCATCAAGCGTCTTGAGGCACAACTATTGAAACACACGGAAGATGGAGGCTACAAATGAACGTAAAAAAACTGCAATGTTTAACCACGGCATCTTGGTTGCGGGGATACGCGGGTTCGTTAGATGAATACAAGCATTCGTCACTTATCCACAAGCTAAATCAAGCGTCCGATTTGTTGGCAGAAACATGGGATGAATACGCTAAGGCAAATGGATATGAAGATACCAAAGTACCTGTACTGGAGAAACAAGCATGAGCAAACTAAGATCAGCAACCATCCCTGACCATCACAAGGTGCATGCAAAAGCCACACTGAACGAGGCCATTGACGAATCACCTGACACGGTGATTGTGTTGTGCTTTTGGAAAGACAAAGGTCAATTCAAAATCAAGACATCAACGGCTTCTGACCGGCTGATGGTGATTGGCGCGTTAGAAGAAGCGAAAAACAAATTTATTATGGATGGGTACGCATCATGAGCAACTTTGAATCAAAAGTTACTGAGGTAACAATTCGGATGGACGGCTTGCACATCACCACGGTGACACTGCCTGACCACAAACCAAATGAGACAAGAGACCCCAACGAAGCCCAGATTGGCGACTTTCACATGAGCCTGTTCACGTTGGACGAGTGGGTGGAGTTTTCTGGTTTGATTGAAAAAGCAATTATGGAGGTGACGAAATGAAGCCCGTAGCGTGGATAAAGATACGCGAGTTGTCGTACATGAAAGCCGTAGCAGAACATGGCAAGCATGACTGGCAGACCAACCTTGGTTTGAAGCCTGAGACGGATGACGAGGGCTTGTATACAGAGACGCAGGTGCAACGAATGGTTGAACTGCTTGAGCGTTGCGAGAACGAGATGCGCTACGCCGGATGGACTAAGTATGAGTCCGACAACAGCGCAAGGAATGGTGTGTACGAACAGGTGAAGGAGTTTTTGAAATGACCGCAAATGACTTGCATGACCTGAGTAAATTCTTGATGGACTTGCACTTCATCCAAGCTAACGCAATCGTAGGGGCTGAGTTGCAGGGTAACAAACAAGCCATCAAGTACATGAAGCGCATCGCAGAACTGCGTGAGTTAATTAAGTTGGAGGCAGGAATCAAGGAGAAGAGCAATGATTGACCGACTCATTCTCAGTGCTGTGCTAGGCGCAGTGGGTTGGCATGGCTTGTTTCCTGACACACCACAACCTCTTACGCCAGCGCAGTTACAAGTGAAGGCAAAGGAGAAATCCATAAGCGAGATGTGCGACAGGAAACCCAAGAGCAAGGCGGCAAAAGAATTGTGTAGAAGATGGAGGGAGAAGAGCAATGCTTAATCGAATAAGAACATTCTTTGGTAGGGAGAAGGGACTGCACCCAAACAAATCAACTATCGTTGAGCAAGGGTCAGCGTGGTACTGCACCGAGTGCAGGTTGGTATTCATAACCAGAGCGGCTGGCAACCAACATAGTTGTGAGTTGAGATTTCAAGATTCAATAGTAAAGATGAGGATGGACGATGAACGCAAAGAACGCATTTGATTGGAGAGGGCCGAGTGTGTTTTCACTTGATGTAAAGATGAAGCAGATGGCAAGCGGGGTTCGTGGGGGTCAACTTGCAAGCCAACGAGCCGCAGACAAGCTGAACGAAAAGAAACAAGTACTTGCGTACAGTAAGGGGAAAGAAAGTGCTAAAACCAAAGAAGCGTGAATTGACTAAAAACGGTAGGTCTGTCACCGTTATGTTGACGCAAAGCGAGTACGACGAGTGGGCAAAACTTGGTAAAGGTAAATGGCTAAGAGCGTTTTTGAAAGATAGCCGATTTGAAAGGAAAGCGAATGACAGAACTAATTGATTACGCCTACCCGCTGATGATGGCAGAGCGGGCGTTGAAAAAAGCGCATGACTATTTGCTCGAAGAGGACTATATTCTTGCTATGGATCAACTTGAAACGGCTATTGTGGAAGTCCGCATAGCCAGAAATTCCGTACTTCACATAAAGGAGAAATCAGATGCCTTATACCAACAAACCTAGACCATATAAAAAAGAGTATGAACAGCAAAAGCAAAGAGGTGAGTTGCCCGACCGGATGGAGCGCCAGCGAGCCAGACGAAAACTTGATGCCAAAGGCGTTGACCGCAGTGGAAAAGATGTTGCACACGTCAAGGCTCTATCTAAAGGTGGATCAAACAAAGATGGGGTTAGGCTTGAAGCCCCCAGCAAAAACCGATCCTTTAAACGAAACCCAGATTCATCAATGAAATAACACATGCAAGAATACACATGGCCACGCCCTATGGGGTTTGAGCCTTTTGACCACCAACGAAAAACAGCATCTTTCCTTGTAGCCAATCACAGAGCATTCTGCTTTAACGAGCAGGGTACAGGAAAGACCGCCTCAGTAATCTGGGCTGCTGACCAACTTATGAATGCGGGCATAGTCAAACGTGTTTTGATTGTGTGTCCGTTGTCCATCATGCAATCCGCATGGCAGGCCGATCTCTTTAAGTTTGCCGTACACCGATCTGTCGATGTGGCGTATGGAGACGCAAAGAAGCGGGCGAAGATTGTGCAGAGCAGAGCCCAGTTCATCATCATTAACTACGACGGATTGACAACCATAGCCGACGAGTTACTGAACAATGATTGCTTTGACCTTGTAGTCATTGACGAAGCCAACGCATACAAGAACGTCCAGACTAAACGCTGGAAGCTGATGAACAAGCTAGTCAGACCCAGTACGCGGTTGTGGTTGCTGACAGGAACACCTGCTTCTCAGTCTCCGCTTGATGCGTACGGACTGGGGAAACTGTGCGCTCCACAGAAAGCACCAAGGTTCTTTGGGGACTACCGTGAATCAGTCATGCAACAGTTCAGCATGTATCGTTGGATACCACGCCCCAACGCTGAGCAGATTGTGTTTGACATGCTCCAGCCAGCCATCCGGTTCACAAAGAATGAGTGTCTTGATCTGCCTGAGGTCATACACACAAGCCGTTACGCGCCTCTGACACCATCTCAGCGCAAGTACTACAAGGAGCTTAAAGATCAGATGCTTCTTGAGGCAGCGGGCGAGGAGATCAGTTCGGTCAACGCAGCGGCAAAGATGAACAAGCTGTTGCAGATATCTTGTGGTGCTGTGTATAGCGACAGCGGGGCGGTCGTTGAGTTTGATGTGTCAGACCGACTCAAGGCTATCAGGGAAGTCATCGATGAGGCTAGCCACAAAGTTCTCATCTTTGTGCCCTTCAAGCACACAATCTCAATGCTCAACGAGTACCTCAAGAAAGAGGGCATTACTTGCGAAGTGATAAATGGTGATGTGCCAGTCCAAGCACGTACAAGGATATTTAAGGACTTCCAAGAAACCAAAGACCCAAGAGTACTGGTGATACAACCGCAAGCGGCATCCCACGGGGTAACCCTGACCGCCGCAAATGTTGTTATCTGGTACGCTCCGGTGACGTCCACAGAGACGTATCTGCAAGCCAACGCCCGCATCAACAGGCCCGGCCAACGTAACGCCATGACGATTGTGCACATTGAGGGAAGCCCCATTGAGCGCAAGCTATACGCTATGTTGCAGAGCAATATAACGAACCACGAAAAAGTGGTCGATCTCTACAAAAAAGAATTGGCAGATACTTGACAAAGTCTAGTACAAGCCATATAATAAATCCCACAACAACAATGGAGCTTCAAATGGAAGAGAGCATAGTCACCTCCGAATCAGTGGAGGACTTGTCTACTGAGTACATCAAGATTCGCACAGAACGTGAAATACTCAAGGAGAAGTTTGAAAACGAGGACAAGGTGTTTGCCGATCAGCTTGCTGAGATCGAGAACAAACTTGTGCAGATCATGCTTGCGGACAACACCACAAGTATGTCAACTGCGAAAACAATCGTCGTCAAGCGGGTAATCAAACGCTACAACCCAACAAACTGGGAAGCAGTCTACCGCCTCGTTGATAAATACAAAGCGTATGGCGTACTGCACAAACGCATCCACGATACAAACATGAGAGATTTTCTGGAGGAACATCCAGACGAGTACCCTGAGGGACTCAACGTCGATAGCCGTTACGCTGTCACTGTCAAACGCAAACCATCAGTCTAAGGAGAGAACCATGAGCAACGTCACAACATTTAGAGACAACCTTCCCGCCCACTTGCAGAACGTGGAGTTGGATGATTTCACCAAAGCTTTCACCTCATCCGGTGGTAGCGTCAAGCGCATCACACTGCGCGGGCGTGTCTTCCGCTTGGTAGATGGCGGTAAAGAAATTGCCAAGAACACCGAGCCACACATGGACGTTGTGATTGTCAGCGGTAGCAAGAGCGTGCAGAAGTCATACTACGCCGCTGAGTACAACTCTGAGGAGACCTCGATCCCTGATTGCTGGTCGAGCAACGGCGAGCGCCCCGATGCAGATGTTGAGAACCCACAAGCATCTATCTGTAAAGACTGCCCCCAAGCCATCAAAGGTGCAGGTGGCCCCGGTCGTGCAGCTTGCCGCTACTCATGGCGTTTGGGTGTTGTCTTGCGTAACAACGTGGGCGGCGACATCTTCCAGTTGATCCTGCCGCAGAAAAGTATCTTCGGTACGGGCGATGTTGACCACATGCCGTTTCTGCAATACGCCAAGTACGTTGCAAGCTCAGGCTACAACCTGAACATGCTGGCCACCCGTCTGACCTTTGATACGGACAGCGATTTCCCCAAGCTGGTGTTTAGCAACTCCGAGTTTCTCGATAAGCCGACATACCAACTCGCCTTAGCCCAAGGGCAGACTCAGGTTGCGATCAGCGCGGGCAAGATGAACTTCACCAAGAAGTCTGAAGCCCCCGCCATTCCTAAGTTGGTTGCGCCTGCTGGGTCTGCCGCCGCTGAAGCCAAGGCAGAGGAAGCAGTGCCAGAACCCACTGTCCGTGTTGAGAAGAAGAAAGCCGTGTCTGAACCCAAACCGAAGCAGAACCTTGCTTCTATGGTTGATGACTGGGGAGACGACGACAAATGATTGGATACAGCCAGAGAGTTGCTCAACTCAACAAAGAGGCAAGCATAAAGAACTTGGGCGTTCGTCTGGGAAGATACTGCATCTCCCACGACGTCCCTGTTACTGATGTCATGGTGCTTTTCAATGTGACTAGGCAGACGGTGTACAACTGGTTCTCCGGAACCCATATACCCAGCAAAGATCACCAGAAACACATCTCCACTTTCTTGAACTTGAAGTAAACCGTTTCGGGGGGCGACTAGCTCGACGGAGCGAACGGGGTAACCGTCAGCCCCCGTTGCCCCCCTTTCTTTTTGACGTGCTTGGACACAATATGGCGGATGTTCGTTTGCTTGAAGCAGTAGTCCCTTCGGAGGAAGGGTTCTATTGTGTACTGGGGTTGAAGAATGGCACGCACCATTCTCAGACTCACCATAAAACAATACAAGAAGTAGAAGCCGAAGCCGACCGTTTGGTGGCCAACGGCGTGGACGTATTCTTTGGATGCGGTAAGTTCATCACCGATGAGAACCGCGATGCCGCCAACTGCGGGTTGATGCAGTCCTTCTTTCTGGATATTGACTGCGGTGAGGACAAGGCCAAGCCTGATAAGCGTGGGCGTATCAGAGGGTATATAGATCAGGCCACTGGGATGCAGGCACTCAAGGAGCTGTGCAAAACCTTGAACTTGCCACGGCCAACCGTCGTTAATTCCGGTCGCGGCTGGCATGTCTATTGGCCGCTGACTGAGGCAGTACCAAAAGACAAGTGGCTCCCAGTAGCCGAGACATTCAAGGCCAAGTGCCTAGAACACAAGTTTATTGTTGACCCCGCTGTACCGGCAGATGCCGCACGGGTGTTGCGTATTCCCGGGACGAAGAACTTCAAAGACACCCCACCGCATGATGTTGTCCTGATGCACTTGTCAGGGCCGATGGAGTTTGATGACTTCGCCGAGCGTATGGGGCCGCTGCTGGAAGCCAAGAAGCCTTATAACCCCAAGGAATTAGACGACTTCACAAAAGCTGTTATTGGTAATAAGCAATCACGGTTTCGCACCATCCTGAAGAAGACCGCAAGTGGCTTTGGCTGTGAGCAGTTGCGCTTGGTGGTTGAGGATCAGGAGAATATCGAAGAACCTCTATGGCGGGCGGGGCTGTCCATCGCCCAGCACTGCGTAGACCGCGACAAGGCCATTCACCTGATATCTCAGAATCACCCGAAGTACGACTCAGCGGCGACGGAACGCAAAGCCAGCCAGATCAAAGGCCCGTACACCTGCGACACGTTTGATTCTTTTGCGCCGGGGATATGCCAGAACTGTACCCACAAAGGCAAGATTAAGTCACCAATCGTGCTGGGTCATGAGATCGCCAAGTCCGAAGAAGGCGACGTCATTGAGTACAAGACTACGAGCGAAGAAGCTCCGGTCATGGAGTTTGTAGTCCCCAAGCTACCCAACAGGTACTTCCGTGGCAAGAACGGCGGCATCTACAAACACCTCAAGGAAGATAACGAAGAAGGCGATGGGCCAGCCGTTGCTCTTATATATGAGTACGACCTATTCGTTACCAAACGGATGTTTGATCCGGCACTGGGGGAGACCATCCTTATCCGCAGGGTGCTACCTAGAGACGGAGCCAAGGAATTCTCAGTCCCTTTGGTTGATGCGCTGAGCAAGGACGAGTTACGCAAGGTGGTGTCCTTCCACGGGATCATTGCTGGTACGAACCAGATGGCCTTGATCTTGGATTATTTGATGCAATGTGCAAAAGAACTACAAGTTACGCAAGAGGTAGAGATGATGAGACTGCAATTTGGTTGGGCTGATGATGACGAGAAGTTCATTCTTGGGAACAGGGAGATTGGTGCGAGCTACGTTAAATACAGCCCACCGTCCAAGGCTACACGGGATATTGCTCATGCTCTGCGCCCCGTGGGTTCACTGGATGAGTGGAAAGACATCATCAACGTCTACGATATGCCGGGGTTTGAACCCCATGCTTTCGCCGTGTTCTCAGCGTTTGGCGCACCGCTCATCAAGTTCATGGGCATCAAGGGCGGCATCATCAACCTTATAAATAATAAATCTGGAACAGGTAAGTCAACCATACTTCAGGTTATGAACAGCGTCTGGGGTCATCCCGATGAGTTGATGCTTCAGTGGAAAGACACCCTGAACGTGAAGCTGCACCGCATGGCTGTGATGTGTAACCTGCCGCTGGGCGTGGACGAGATCACCAAGATGAGTGGCGATGACTTTTCTGATCTGGCGTATAGCGTGACACAGGGCGCACCCCGCCGCCGTATGAAAGCCTCATCGAATGAAGAGCGGGAATCCCAAGGATTCTGGGCCACCATGATGGTTGCCACATCGAACGCCAGTATGACGGACAAGCTGGAAGCCCTGAAGTCCACGTCTGAGGGTGAGTTGATGCGCTTGATGCAGTACAAGATTGACCCGACAAACAACCTAGACCGTGCGTCTGCCAAGCAGGTATTCGGTAGATTGCACAGCAATTACGGGTTGGCTGGCCTGCCGTACGCCCAATACCTTGTGCAGAATCTGGAGGAGGTTGTCGATACAGCCTTGAAAGTACAGGCACGTTTTGACAAGGCAGTTAATATAGACACGCGGGAAAGGTTTTGGTCAGGCATGGCGGCGGCAAACATGACGGGCGCGGTTGTTGCAGCTAAGCTGGGCCTGCACAACATCAACCACAAACGTGTTTTTGACTGGGCAGTTGCTGAAGTTTCTGAGATGCAGACTGCCACCAAACTCAGCTACAACGATTACGCCACCATCGTTGGTGAGTTCCTGCTCAAGCACAACTTGAATACTCTGGTTATAAATAAACACAGTACTTCCAAATCGGGTATCGCGGCTTCCCCGCTTATGACCCCCAAAGGGCCGCTGATAGTTCGCCATGAACCTGATTCGCGCCGTATATTTATCATCCGCCAAGCCCTTAAAGACTTCTGTGTATTGAAGCAGGTTACCTTTACAGACTTGTTGACCGGCCTAAATAAGACCGGTGCATTTGTCGCTGAAGTACGCACCCGACTGGATATAGGTACAGACATCAGCGCCCCGCCAGTGGTTGCCCTAGAGTTTGACTCTGATCTGTTGGGTATTGAGTTAGACGTAGACGGTAAAGGCGATGAGGATTGATGGGGTTACCTACCAGCTTGACTGGAGTAAGTTTGCCGTCGGTAGCTCGTTCTTTGTCCCGTGTCTTGATGATGTAGAAGGGCGCGAGCGTATACAACGTAAGATGAATCGTCTTGGTTATAAGACGATCATTAAGCTGGTAATAGAAGATGGGGTACGGGGGTTGCGCGTATGGCGTATAAACCGGCTACAATTTAACCACAATTGACCATTGTGCTCTCTCCTAGAGTTAGCCCCCGCCGTAAAAAGCGGGGGCCTTTTTATTCCTCGGAGATTTTGGTCATGTAGTTCTGGTTGAGCAGACTCATGAGCTTGGGATCAATATACAAGCCGTGGTCGGTCTGAGCAGATTTTTCCAGCTTGCCTTCAATCGACTGCACAATCGTGTCTGCATCAATCGCAACCGATGGGTGCTTGGCGCTGAACTTCATAATCTTATCGAACGCAATCTGGTTGTTCTCTGCATCACTGGACATGAATGTCAGGGCGTACAGGTTCAACAAGTTCTGACGCTCACGCATGATGTCCTGCTCCTGACCCTTCTTCTTGATGTTGTAGAACTGACGTTCTGCCAACTCTGCGGGGCGAATACCAAGAGACTGCATCAACAAATCAAATGGCCCAAGTTCTTCCACCAGCTTGTCACCGGCCTTAGTCTTTGCGCCTTCGCTGGCATAGCGGGCGGCGACCAATGGCTGCTTAATGAAAGCGGGGGCGATCATCTCAAGTGCGCGATCTGCATGGCCCTGATTCCACAACTTCACGGCTTCAGCGACGTTGATGGTCAAACCAACGCTTGGGCCAAGCTGCTGTATGAGGAACGACTGGAGCGCGGCCACTTCGTCAGGGTTGTTGCGTTTGGTGTCAAGTCTCCACATATCGTCGAGTTTGACGCGGCTGGCCAAGTCAATACCGGCAGCGTTACCTGCTCCACGTAATAACAAAGTGCCCGCGTTCTTACCAAAAGTATTGATGGCCCAGTCTGCAAACGCCAGTTCAAAGTCGAATGGTTCGTCGCGGTCGTCGTCTAAACCGTTTATCACGGCGTTCATAATGTGCGCGACAGTGGAGAAGCCCCAGAGACCAGTGACTCCACTCAAGATGCCCGCCATGCCCATCGTGCCGACAAATCGAGCCGTGGCCTCACGTTTCATCAGATTGTGCTCAGCCAAATACTTTTGTTTTTGCTGAGAGGTCATGTTCTCCATCATGTCTTCTGAGGGCTTTTTAAGCATTCTCAAGAAACTGCTTGTCAAGAAGAACGTCATCTGTTGCGGGTATTGCTTGAATTGCAGTATCACCCGTGCAACTGGATGTTGGAAGTAACGAGGCTTGTTTGGGGACGAGTAATCAAACATAGACCGGTTGGTTATGTCTTTTGCCTCCGCGATGGACTCATCAAAAGCCTGTTGTTTATCGGCGTAGTCCTTGCGTTTCTCCATAGCCGTGCGGAAAGCAGACATCGCCATGACTTCACGGTTGAACTTTTCAGCGTTGTGGAACATAGCCGTAAGTACCTGCATACCACGATGACGTGCGCCGGTATACGACTCTGCGGGAGACGCAGCCAAACCTGACTGGTCATAAGTTCCAGTTATATCAATCAGGCCATCGGCAATAAATTTGTTATACGCGTCTCTGTCTACAGCACTCATGCTGGTAGATCGTTCCATAGACGGGAACAAGAGTCTGTTATCCCGCAGGCGTTCACCGCGTTCTACGCTAAATCCAGTAGCCATGATCTGGCCAGCTGCCGTTTTCATGTTGGTCAGTGCATTCAGCGTAGCCTTGGCGTACGACATGTTAGGGTTTAACCTTACTTGCTGGCCAATTAGAGTTGGCAAGCCAATAACCATACCTCCAATCACGTTGACAATTGCCGATGCGGGCGCGGTCAAATACCAGATGAAACCGATGTTGGACAGGAGGGAAGGTATGATCCCGATGTCTGTTGGGTTCAATATCAGAGTCAAGCGTCTTTCCATCTCTTTGACGTAGTCGCTTAACTCGTTGTTCTCAGTGGCTACAGCCAGATCTGATCTCTTGCCCTTAGTAGTGTCAGCATCAAAGCGTTCTTTTAACTGTGAGCGTGCGGCACGAATCTGCGAGAACATCTCAGGTGAGTATTCAAAACGCGAGAGTTGGTAGGCCATGTGGAACGATGACCCAGCAAAATTACGCAGCGCATCTTCAGAATACCCAGCAACTTTCTTACGGTGCATGAACTGTGTACGGAAGCTACTTTCTGGTTGGTTAGCGAGCCACGACTGGTAGAACGAATCTTTCAGCTCCTGTTTATCCAGTATTTTTGATTTATCAACCGTATCAAAAACGGACTTCAGGAAGGCGGACTCTTTGGCATGAATGTCCATTTGCTGCTGATACTGATCGCCTTGCATCAACGAGCTTTCTAACTCTGGGTTTTGCGCCAGACGTTCTTGGATATGCGCTTGCTGCTGTCCAAAAGATTCAAACATGTAGTATTCGCGGTTAGCGCCTTTGCCAACCTGATACCAGAATCGCCCGTGACGCATTAACGGGAAGTAAGGCCCTTTGCGCTTGGCTCGTTCAAACTCTTCACGTATCTTTGTTATCGTTGTTTCAGATACGTCAAACTGATCCATATCGCCTATACGCTTATCCAGCAGCTCCTTGTACTGTGCGTATCTACGGTCAAAGAAGTCCCGTGCTTCACGGTAAACTTTCTGTGCTTCTGGGTTAAGCCCTTCCCACATTTTTATTAGCTCGTCGTTTGCGTTTTTATCTTCAAACGTGTTGTTAACTCGGGGGTCTGGATCAAACTCTTGAATCGTGGCTGTGTGCATGACCGCAGCCAACTTACGAGACATTTCAGGATTTTTGGCTTGCAGACGCTCCCAGTTTTTAGATATATCACTAGACTCTTGCAGGATACTGTTCTTGCGGGCGAGGAACTCCTCAGTCACTCGGATGAAGTTATCCAGTTGTGGCAGGCGCTTGTTTACCAAGTCTGCAATCTGGCGTGTGGTCAAAGCACCCAATGCAATTGGACGCAGGTTTGATTTCAAGTTTGAGTAGAACAATGGCCAGTTGCCTTTGACTTCATCCCACGATCTGGATGTCATCATGCGGCCAAGCATGGTCGGGGTGTTAGCACGACCGCTAGGGGTTACTGTCGGAATAGTTGCGCCAGCCATAGCTTTTGGCCCAGACGAGCCAATAATACTGCTCTTATCTGTAACGCCACCCAACATCATTGCATCGGTAGAAAGAATGGTCTCGTTCAAGACGTTGCTTTCGTAGCCTTCTTTGATACCAAATATTTTGCGCAACGCTCTAGTGAATTCTGTGTACAGAGAGAACGGTGCTGCTTTGAACCGTATTGCCCGCAGCTTGGCTTGGAATACGGGGTTGGTCAGAGCTTCGGAAACAAACTCGTGTATATCGCTCAACCCATACAAGTTAGTTTCGGTCAGCCCCTCGGCGGACAAAACACCCTTGGCGTGGTTGTATAACTTTAAGAGCTGGTCGTAGCCTTGACGCTGGATGCCTTGCAAGCTGTCACCGTTGTCGATGATGTTTGAAAGAGCAGCGTGCAGAGCTTCATGTAGGAACAGGTGGTTTGTAATACCTGAATTTGACCGCATCATGATCTCGTCAGTCGCTGGGTCATACTTACCCCGCCATGCAAACTGCTTGTTCAGTAAGTTGACCGCGTCAGCAATCAATTCTTCTTGACCCTTAGTGACATCCATGTCTTTCATTTCAGACTGGATACGGCCAACTGCACCAACAATATCACGCAGATTGTTTGAGCGCAGTGCTGATATTAGGGTAGCTTGCTGATCCTGTGGGTATAGATTAACAACTACGTCCCGCAGTGCGCTAGTGAAGTCACGAAGCACGGCTACAGTTTCTTTGCCACCAGACAGAGGCACAAGTTCATCCGCACCAATCACGGTTGTCTTGGCGGTTATGCCCGCTTCCAACATACGCTTGGCCAGAGCAGCATAGTACGGATTACCCGGAGATTCTGACATTATGGTCAGAGCCTTATTGGTGTCACCCTCTTCAATGGCGCGGCGTATAGCAGGATGTACTTCATAAAGACCCTGTACTGTCGGCAAGCCTTTTTTGCTGACCTCAACGTCTTTAGTCTCTTCAGTTTCTCCAGCCTCGGTTTCTTTCAAACGCTCGCTGATGTTTCGGTGGCGTTTTGGTGCTTTGGCGATCTTCTTAGCTGAAATCTTTTCCGCTTCTTGACGCCGTTTCTCGGCATAAGCGTCTAAACCCTCGTTATATTTAGTGATTGCGGTGTTGTACTTTTCGTTTGCCTCAAGCGTGGCTTTATGGTCAGCGATAAGTTCGTTGACAAGTTCTACCGTTGAAGGATCTAAGTTTGCATCAATCCACTCTTTAAAGTAACGTGCGTAGTCACCACCTTCTCCGTAGAACGTAGTATTAGCGCCTTCGTTGTAGGCCAGATCAAACGCTACGTCTCTCAATGCGTCCCCAATTTTATCGCGGTTCAAATTATCAAAATATGTTTTTGCCGCAAGGATCTGTGGTGACAGTTTTCTGGATTCAATAGATTGACGCAGTGTCAACATTGCTTCAGCTATCTTGCTATCTGCAAGGACGTATTCTTTCACCCTTGACGCCGTGCTTGGTTCACGCGGCATTTCACCCGGGGCAGTTTCAAACTGCTGAGACTCGCTTACGTCTTGTGAAAACTTTTCGGAGTAAATGGTTTTACCAGTAATTGGTGATTTAACGCCACGCAAGCGAGTGGGTATACCCGCGCCTTTAGCAGTTCTTTGTTTGAAGTACTCTTGCACTTCACCACTAAACTTGTCTATGCCGCGTCGTGTAGACAAATCAGGTAAACCATACTTCCGGAATATTGCTGACTGTTCGCCAGCAACAGAGCTTTGCAACGCACCGACCATCTCACGGAATTTATCAGTACCACCAACTCGGTCGGTCAAATATTTGAGCGCAGTGCCAACACCTTCCGAAGTAGGTTCTGTTGGATCTGTAATATCAAACTCCAATAACTCGTTTTCTGCTGTGTTCTTGGAGTTGTCGTGGCGGGCTACTTCGTCTTTGTTTTGGTTCTGTGATTCAATTGCATCAAAGAATGAAATTATCAATCGTCCTTCCGGAGTTCTACGGACGTGATCTATTGCTTCCTCTTCTTTTTTTACCGCTTTAACGCCTTTTTGTGGTGGAGGCGCACCTTGGCGAACAGGTTCAGCGGGTGCTTCTTCCGCCAAATCTGCGTATTCATCTACGGGAGGTTTCTCACGTTGCCGACGTTCAGTAACTTCGCGTGGTTCTTCCGCACTCGCTGCTCTACGCTCGCGCATAACCTGAGTGTTTTCTTTTTGTAGTTCAGCAGTATCAAACATTTCTGTTTGCGTAAGCTGGGGCGCTTCTTGTTTTTCGCGGATAGCTACAGGTTCTACACCACTTGCTAAATCTTGGTTTGCACCTTCAAGATCTCTAAGTACGCCCTGCAAATTACGTTCGTAAGACGCAATATCGCTAGTAAGTTTAGCTATGGCTTCTGGAGATGGTCTTGTTTCACCAGCGGGCCTAGCAGCCAAATCCTGCATACGCTTTAGTTCAGCGCTGGCAGTATCCAATGCTCTGGTTAATCGGGTTTTTTCAGATTCAAGCGTATCTACACGTTGTTGAGTAGAGAACAGATTACCCTGCATTGCGCGAGGCTGACCAGTTTGTTTCTGCAACAAATCAATTGCTTGGTCAACTTCAGCGTTTGTGCGTTGCGACAACTCTTGCAGGATAACGTCTCTGTTCTTGAGGGCTTGGCCCGCAGACATACCGGCAGGGCGCAACCTGATGATGTCTTCGTCGGTGTAACCACCGGAGTCAATCTTTTGTTGGGCTTCGACTCTTCTTTGCTCAAGTATTTCTACAGCCTTAGTTGTATCCTGTCCACCCAACGCCATAGCGTTCTTGGCACGGCGGGCAGCGCCTTGGAATGTCCCAAAGAGATCACCCTGCATTGCATGGGCTTGCCCAACATCTTGGCCAATTTTGCTCAGAACCTTCGACCCATCAAAGACAGGGTTTTTAAGCTGCTGTGCAACACCCTTACTGCGGATGAAGCCCATATTCGCATCAACGACGCTGGCCAAGTCTTTCATAATCAACTTACGTTGATTCATGCCCGCTTGGTCAATAGTTCCAGATGGCAGCGAGTTGTACTCATCCCGCAAGTCTGTGTACTGCCGTACAAAGTCGGCATAGGCTTCAAGGGATTGTTCGGGGGCAGCAGGGGTAGGAGCGGCGGGGGCGCTAGGTGTTGGCGTTACAGCCGCGCCACTCTCTACATCATCAAACAGGCCGGGTGGTTCGCCGGACTGCAATACAGGTTTGCTGGGTTCAATTTCGCCCGTTGCGTCGGGTTCAGGAACACCCTCTCCCCTAGACATCTGCTCGTACAGCGAACCTTCTGTTGGTTGCTTGAGAACAGCTTGACCTTCAGGAGATCCACGAGCAATAGCTGTTTCTCTGACTTTACTGTATGCCCCCATAGGGCCACCAAGTAACAGCGCACCGCCAGCGGCTTCCATGTATTCTTTAGCTGCGTTGGGGTCAGAGAACGGGTCAATAGGTAGACCCGCTTGCCACCGCTCCAGCACTGATTGAGTCACCTCTTGTGGCACTTCAAATGCGATACCTTGAGCTGTACCCATTGCAACTGCACGGCGATAGGCTTTAGGTTTTGTGGCAGCTTCGACGATTTCCATCGCTGCTCTTTCAGCAGTAGCTTTACCTTCTATACCTACCAGTGCGCCAAGAGGTTTGAATAACTTGAAACCAAAGATATCTAACGCCGTCTGCCCAGCGGCTGCGGCTGTAGCGGTCAAGCGGTTTATGTCTTGGCCTTCTTGCCCAAGTTTCTGTTGCTCTTCTTTTTGGCGACCAATGTTGTCAGCGATGTAAGAACCAAGAGCAGTCAAACCGAAGGCGGCAGTACCGACAGCAGCGGCAGGTAGAGCCGCAGGAGCAGCCAGAGCACCTACAGCACCAGCAACCATAGCAGGGCCCATAGCGCCAAATGAAGAACCGGCAACTTCCTTAAACTTTTCATAGGTTCTGTCTAAGGCTTCGCCGTATTTGCCAGACTTAAACGCATCACCAATCTCGCTGAATTCAACCTGCTTGTATGCGTCGCCAGTATCTTTTTTAGCCTGCAACAAATCTTTTGTCGCCTGCTCTTGGTCTCCCAAACCCGTATAGAGTTTGGCTGCTGGCCCTGCGGTAGCAATACGTTCTTTTAGCGCAGCGGTGAAAGAACCCACGAAGCCCGCGTCCTCTTTAGGTTTTTCTTGTTCTGCAAACATACTCCACGGCCCAACGTCCGCAGTCTTATCAGCAAATTGATCCCACGGCCCCGGTTGTTGGGACTTAGGTTCTTGCTGCTGGTATAAGTCCCAAGGTCCAGTAGCCATTTGTTATTCCTTTTCCCAACTTGATGGATTAGCTGGATCGCCACCTTTAAATCTATACCCTTGAATGACTTGGCCGGGTTTAGGAATTGGTGCGCCTGCGGAAGCTGATGGAGCAGCTCCACCGGAGTCTTGACCATCCGGAAACTGTGCGGCTATTTTCTGGCGTTCTGCTTCAATCAAACGGTTGATTTCTTCCCGACGCTCTGGTGTTGTCCCACGTTGAGCGGCTTCCAGTTGCAACATCTTAACGGTACTATTTTTACTCAGTACGTCTTCAATCATCTTCTGATGTTCATAACTCTTGTCTTGTCCTGTGTAACGAACACCATAGCGTGCTGCTCCGGTTTTAGTAAGATAATCTGTATATGCTTTTGCGCCTTCCTCGCCAGTTTTACCGGCATACGTTTTCTTACCCGCCAAAATATCATTAACAGTTTCCATCATGCGCTCTGTTTCACCGGGTCTATTTGCTGTCTCACGATGAGCAGCAACTTGGGCCAACTGACCTCTGAGACTTTGATCCGAGGCGTATCTGGAAGTTTCGGCTTGGAGTTCGTTGCCCGCCGCATTACCTAAAAGTTGAGTAGCTTTTGCTTGTATCTCTACTTTTTGTTTGTACGCATCTTGACGTTTGTCATCAGCTTTCTCTTCTGATGCCATAGCTTTGCCCACCATACCTTCTTTGCGTTGCTGTTGAGCAGTAGCAATGAGGAGTTGAGACTGCCGTATTTTTTCATCGGCTTCTCTGTTTTCTTTCTTGAGGCGACTAACTTCACCGGCAAACGATATCCCTGCTTCACCCAACCCAGAAATAAGTTGTTGAGATTTACTTTCCCCGGGTCTCTTTTTACGAGCCAGCAAACCTAAACTTGCTGCTGCAATAGCAAGTCCTTGGTCTTTCTCCATTTGCTCAGGCAGTTTCGCCCGTTTCTCTTTAAGCTCTTCAGCAAACGGTATGGTTACATCCGGCCCCATCATTCTCTCAAGCATGGGCAGACGGTTCATTGCGCCTTGTTCAAGTTCCTCTGGGGTTTGTGGTTTAAGCGGCTGCATCTTTGTCAAAGTATCCAAGCTTTCTTCAAACCGTTTACCGTATGTACCGCCACCAGCAAACGCAACAATACCACCGCCCGCCATCATCTGTTCTTGGCGTTCTTCTGGAATTTGGTCAAAGGCTGAACCAAGACCCCGGTCAATAGAAGCTGACTGCGCTTGTATTGCATTCAGTTCGGCGATACGCTCGTCAATCGCGTTCGCAGTATCAACATCACGACGAGCAAGCGCGGCTTCTTTAGCTTTCATCAAGCCTTGAATGCTGTACATACCTTCTACGATACTGTCTTTGTTGTCTTGGCTTGTTACTCCGCCGCCGTCGGCATAGCGCACCACGGATTCACCGCCTGTAATTTCACCGCCATCCGCATAGGAGGTCATCAGACCGCCTTCTTTACCGAAGAGTCCAGACTTGCCAAAGCCATAAGCAGCGCCACCCAGACCAGCTAGGGTCTGCACCATACCGGGGCCTTGCTCGTAAATACTGCTTGTGGATTGCGAACCCAAAGGCATACCACGCACCAAGTCAGACATGAAGCCCAACTGCTTGTATGGGTAATTCTGTTGGTTCTGGAAGTCCTGATACGCCATGTCCAGCGGACGCTGGGCTTGTTGTTGCATCTGACCGCCGTACTGGTTCTGCAACTGATTGACTGCCACGCCTTGTTGAATACCTTGGCGGAACTGATTAGAAGCTTGGTCAAACGCAGATTGCGCACCTCTAGCTTGGATACCGCCAAGAGTTCCCATCAAACCACGTTCACGCTCTGCACGCTGGATAGCTTCACGCCCGCCACCAAAAGCACCTGCCTGTGTAGCCTGCGCCTGTTGCATGGTGTTGCCAACTTGGTAGTCACGGATTGCTCCACGCTTTTCAACGTCCACCACGTTCTGCATGTAGGGAGACATGTATTGACCGACGTTTTCTTGAAAACCTCTTGGGCCTGCGTCCATATTTGCAGCGCCTTGGAACGACTGCATCTGCATAGGAGAGAACCCAGCAATACGGTTTCCCCCGTACTGTTGGTACGGATTCTGGTTAATGTCGGTAAGCGCCGCACCTCTGGCAAGGACGTTCTTTGCGTATGGGCGCGCCCACTCAGGCAACTCCACAGTCTGGGTTGTTTTATCGGGGGCTGCTGAACCGCCGCCGCCGCCACCGTCACCAAGGACTAAACCACCAGCTTTGCGATAGGTCGCAGAATCACCGAGCGGTTCGCCCAATGCGTATAACTCACGACGAGAGTAGCTGCGCTTCATAATTCAATCCTCATTACTTGGTGGGTGTTTTCCATACCCATTTTCTTGTACATCTCAACAAGAGAACCTCTTGCCCAACACTGGGCTTTCTTTGCACCGTTGAGCCGCATAAATTCTTTGGCTTCATCAAACACGTAGTCTCTGACAATCCCTTTGCCACCCATCAAGTTCACATGCCCAATTCGCTCCATCGGGTAGTCAATAAACTCAACTGTGCAAGCACCGGTTATGCCTTCACCGGGTTCTTCCCATACTAACAAATGCGTCTTGCCTGTGCGGATGCTGTACTCAATGAACTGCTCGTTGTGTGACCCCGGCTCCAAGTCCATTGCTTTCTTGAGGAGGGGCAGAGCAACAGGCCATACGACTGGAAGATGGTTTGGGTGAACGTGGTGCAGGGGCATGGTTACGCTGGGAGATATTTCTCAGAACGGCTGTTTTTGGCAACCTTACCTTTACCCACAGTCTTGCCGCGAGCCTTTTGAATCCTGTCCATCATTGCATACAGCTTACGTGCGCCAGCTTCGGTCGAGCCATTGCCCAACTCGGACACGATACGTGCAGGTACAACAAACTCACCATCAGCTAAACGTGCGGGTTGCTTCTTGCCAATCACAGCAGGGATAGAGTCGGACACGCCATCACCGGGGCCACGCAGCAATCTGCCGCCATCGGAGTAGCCGCCAAGGTTGTAGCCTGCATCAGAGATGCTGCCGCCTGCGGCACGACCACCATAACTTCCAATCGTCGGCTTCTTTTTTGCTTTTGCCTTTTCAGCTTCCGCAAATTTTGGGTTCTTAACGTACTTCTGCGTTTTTGCATCAAAGATGTACTCGACATCCGAACCAGCAGTAGTAGATGGCGCAGTTGTACTTAAACCTGAATTTGCCACAGCCATTGGCTTTGCGCTTAAAGTTCTTTGCAAGTAGTCGTTGTACTGCGCTTCTACATCAATAGGCGCAGGACGATTAAGGTATGCGTTAACAAGACCTTGTGATTCTTTGGCCCTAATCAAGTCTTCCATGCTGTTTACATCTGGGATGCTAAACGCAGGCGCAGGCATACTGACAGGTAATGTAGGTTCAGCGGCTGTGTATGAAGTAGGCACTGGGGGTGCGGCTGGATTTGCTGTAGCGCCGCCGTCGGCATAGCCGTAAATCTTCTTGGCTTCTGCGTTATCAACAGGGCGATAGGTGGGGTTCATAAAGGTCTGTTCTTGACCTGAAGCACTTGCGCCGGGAGTTGGATTTACGTAGCCGGGGCTGTAAGCATAGCGTTGCCCCATGTCTGCATCGGCTTTTGCTTCCTCTTCTTCCTTCTTCTTTGGGGAGTACAACGAAGCCGCGCCCGATGCAGCTTCCAAAGGATTCTCTTTGGCAAAGTTCATCAAGCTAGATGGGGAGATGTTGCTGCCCATAGCTTTAATGTTGTCCATGAAGGATGGTGGAGGTTTAACGGGGGATTGAAACGGAGGGGAATAGGGGTTAATCTGCGGGGGTAAGTTGGGGTTGGGAGACGCCGTAGGAGTGAAAGAAGCTTCAATAGGTTGCGCCCCTGCCGCAGCGTTCATTTTTGCTCTTAGCGCATCGGCATTCATAGCCCCCTGCGGAGGCAAATCCACGCCAACTGGAGGGGTAACAGCAGCAGCTTGTTGAATTTGACTGGCTTGTGCCGCAGCATTAGCAGCGTTTGTTTGGTAGGCTTGAGCGGCAGTTACCTGCGCAGACTGTTGTGCTTTCAGTGTTTCAGCTAAACCCGACTCAGCCGCGCCAGCAGCCGTGGAGCTTGCACCGCCCGCCATAAGGGACGAACCCAAACTGCCGCCACCGTAAGCGCCCAGACCAGCCAGCAAACCTTTTTCTAAACTGCCTGTCGCCAAAGCCATACCACCGCCAACCATCAACGCCGCCATAGGAGCGCCAACACCAGTAGCAGCTAAAGCCGCACCAGCAGCCATAGGTAGGATAGACTCAAGGAAGCCAGCTTCGGGTAAACCCGTATGCGGGTTGGTGGTCAGTTGACCGCCGTGAGCTTTGGCAATAGTGTTTAAACTATTGATCTCGCGGGGCGACATGTGGATAAGCATTGAGTCGTTACCACGACCATGCGATGAAAGGTGTTGGGCTGCGGCTTGTAGGCTCATTTTTGCCTCATTTAAACGGGTTTATTGATAGTATCATGGGAAGACTGTCGGTGGAAGTGCTGACACGAATGTTATCGACCCAATTGCCGATGGGACTGCTGGGTACGGCATGGGGGTTGTTTGGGCTGCGCGGTAGTCAATGTAAATTCCTGTTGCCCCGCCAGATGTGGCGGCTTGGTTTGTACCCCACCACAATCCAACAGAGTCTCCAGCATTTAATTCAAAAGTAACTTCTGAATATCCGCATATAAATGTTGGAACCCCCGCACTTTTACGCGCAGCTATGGTAAAAACTGTTGAAGAATTCGCTATGTCCGCAGCGGATGTACTGCCATTTACCCGCAGCCAGACTATCGCATCATGGGCGACATTGTCGTTGTTGGCGAACTGAAGGCTGTACGTAATCTTGTAAATACCCGAGACTTGCGCTGTAGCTGTATTGTCAACATTTAATGTAAACCCATTGCCCTCATCCAAGGTATTCCATTGGATTATGGTCGGTGTATCTGCTGCTGTTGCATACTGTATTGCGCCATCGGATGCGGCAATAAATGGAAACTGTAACAGCGCCCCACCGGTGCTGGTCGTGATAAGCTGATTGAAGTTATTAAGCCTATTAAAATACAGACGTAGGATGTTCTCAAACTCATCCTGAAACTTGCGGTCGTACTGTTCAGGAGCAAGCGGCAGATTGGGTACTGCTGGCGCAATTAACGGGCCGGTTTTGGTTTCTGGCAGTGCCATTACGAACCTCTGCGTCCATCAGGCTTGATGTCAATACGAGGCGCACCCAACTGCCACTGAAGGCCAAGCTGATTGCCGTCAACCCTAAACGACATCTGACGACCACGCACCCTGACATACACATACTGGGTGAACTCTTCAATCGGCACGGTTGCTGTACGGGTCACAGTGCCGTAGCTAACGCCACCTTCAGATTCAGGATTGTTGTAACCAGAGCCTGAACTCTCCAATGGCTTCAAGGTCATGGTGACTTGTGGGCTGGCGGCAGAGGAGCCACGGAATGTGATGTCAGGAATGATCCTCCACACAAACCCAAAGTTATGACCGTCCCCAATGTCAAATTCAGAGGAGGTGATGAACGAGTCAATAGCCACAGGGGTTTCTGTAGTGTGGTCATCTACGCCATACTCATGGTACACAAGGTTATTTGAATATGTAGCGCCAATGGGATACTGATTGATACCAGAGTCAAGCCAAGCAGTTCTGCCGATAGTGCCGTAGTACCAAATGTCTTCTGCGTAGTTGTACACAACGTACTTGTCAATCACGGTTGAGCCGGACGAACAATAGAACCACCAGACTTCGTTGAAGCCTTCGTTTGTCCCGGCAAAGAACTGAGACTGTTGGTCAAGGTCGATGTCTTGGAAGATGTACTGACGCAGGTCACAACGCAGGGTTTGAATACGCCCATCGTATTTGTAGAACTTGTCTATACCCATCCAGTACACAACGCCAGACGCAATCACGGCTGTGTTGAAGCCAGCGATTGAGATGTTGTCACCAAGAAGCTGTGAACCCCAGACATAGGGTGGGCCAAGGTATTGCAAGGAATACACAGACGCATCTGTGAACACAACGATCTCTTGCCGCGCCTGCACTGCGGTACGAATTTCAGAGCCATGCGACAGGCGGATAAAGCCTGCTTGATTGGTGGCAGCGGGTGTCCACTCAACAACCGACTCTTGGTCTGACCAACGAATGAGCATGGGGTCAAGCTCACCACCGCCATAAGGTGTAGCGCCAAATGCGATAGTGAATCGGCTTGCGTCCGATACCATGACAAAATTGACTTCAGCAGGTACATCCGACGCGCCACCTAAAGATGTCACTGGGATGGCGTAAGAAGAAATATATTGCGTGCCGGATTGACTGCCGGATGTGGTGATGTATGTACCGGCTATTGCGTTTGCGTAGGTAGTTGCAAGTCTAAATGTCGAGCCAGACGCTCCACCTACGTAATACACAGTACCAGAAGTTAACCCAGTCGGCAGTGCGCCGGTGGTGAGCAATACAACAGCCATTGTGTCCGTCAAGCCGCCAGAGCTAAGTGTAAAAACTCCGGGGGTGGCAATTGTTATGGTCACTGGGTTTGGTGTTGTGCCAACCGAGGCGTTCCAGTAGTACATAGGGCCAGCGCGGTAGGCAAAGATCAAATCCTGACCAAAGTTGGCTTGCGACCAGATTCGTATGGGGGATGTGCTTGCAGTGCCAATACCCCAAGGGCCTTCACCCCAAGGGCCAGCACCCCAGCCAGTTAAAGGCTGTGCAGCATCTTTACCTGCGTATATTTCATAATAGGCATTGACTGGATTTCCCCCATTTCCCGTGTCGTATGTACCAGCGGCAACAGGAGATTGAATCGTATAGGAGTTGCCATCGACGACGGTAATCTGGAAACTTTGGTTAAGAACATCAGCCGTTATGCCGCTATTGACGTACAAAGTAAAAGTGCCTGAGCCAGCAGTTGATGTGCTGATAGCCGCTCCATTTGGCACGTTGGCAAAGTTGATTGTTGTGCCGGACACAACGATAATGTAGTACTGTACACCTGCGATCAACCCAGTCGGCAGAGATGCCGTAGAAGACAAAATTACCGGAGTGTTTTGTGCAAGTGCGGTAGTTAAAACAAAATCTGTGGCTGTAGAACGTGTAAACACTTGTGTACTTAGAGCCACTGCACCCAAGAAGTTAACAAAGTCGCCATCTAAAGCGCCATGTGAAGCATCGGTAACCGTGATAGTGGTTGAACCTGCGGTAGCAGCAAATGGGCCGTTTAAACCAACTTGTACCGCACGCAGTGGTGTGATGTCGTTGTATTCCCCGCCTTGGGCAATATAAAACTTCAGGTTAGTGCCAACGCCAATGTAATTAACACCAGCCAGATTATCCCATGTCCACAATGAGCGGCATGTACCTTCGTAGGTGTAAGCAGAGATCTGTTGCCAGCCGCCAATCTTCTCTGGCGTACCTTGACGAAAACGAACCTTGTCGCAGTCGTAGTACCCCCCTTCGGTGGTATACCTTGTGTTTTCCCTGTTTACACCGGGTTTGAAGAGGAGTT